AAGATTTCTGTAAATCCTGTAGCTTTCTTTCCTGGAGATGGTTTCGTAGTATTCGGGCAAAAAACATTACAAGCAGCTCCTACTGCATTCGATAGAATTAATGTGAGACGCCTGTTCTTGAACTTAGAGAAGTCAACTCGCAATACTATGAAGTATTTCATCTTCGAGCCTAATACATTATTAACCAGAACACGGATTATTAACACACTTACTCCTATATTCGAGAATTGTAAGAATACAGAAGGCGTTTATGATTACTTGATCGTTTGCGATGAGAGAAATAATACCCCAGATATTATCGATCAAAACGAGCTTGTAGTTGATATATACTTAAAGCCAGTTAGAGCGGCAGAGTTTATCTTAGTTAACTTCTACGCAACTCGTACCGGTACCGATTTCAACGAAATCATCGGATAATATTAAACCTTAACAAATTAAGCCGATCTGAAAGGATCGGCTTTTTTTTGAACTCATATAAAAAACAACTAATCTAGATTAAATAATTACATGGCAGACGTTAAACAAACGATACAAGATTTTTATACCCAGGCTCAAGTAAAGGATTTTGCGAGAAATAATCTTTTCAGAGTTTTAAATATTGACTTTGGTGATGGTAGTGATGTTTCTATAGGTGAAGAAGATTTAGTATATGTAACCACATCTACTTTACCTGGTAAAACAATTCAAGACGTTACAGTACAATATATGGGATTAGACTTTCATATACCCGGTACTGTTAAATATAATGGGTCAGAAGGGTATTCTCTTACTTTTAGAGCTGATGAATCATATAACCTATATGATAAGTTCCAGCAAGTAATTAACGACACTTTTGATGATTCGAATTCTACCGGCAATTACTTTACTCCTAAAGCTAGTTCAGTTATTGATTTAGTTCAGTTAAATAAAGAGCTTAATAGAGTTTCTCAATATCAATTAGTTGGATGTAGTATTAGAAGTATCGGCGATCTTTCGTATGATGTTACTGCTTCTGGTGATGTTCAAACATTTACTGTAACTATTGCTTACCACTACTATAGAAAAACAGCGTAAATTTTAATTAATTTTACTTAAAAGCTGTATCGTTTGATACGGCTTTTTTTTGCTTAAATATTATATATGGGTATATTAAATGCAGCTAATAATGTAATACAAGGGGTATCAAATCTCACAAAAGGAGCTTTAGGCGGTACTCTCGCGCAACCAAATATAAATTTATTCGGTACAAATGTACCTGGTGTACCTTTAGTAAGTTTTAGAAACTATTTTATTCAATCTATGTCGACCTGGGTTGGCTCGATACCCTTACGGACCCAATGGGTGGTTTTATTTGATAGTTTCCCTATTGGCCTAAATTCTGATATTATAAGAGGTTTAGAGCCGGTTCAAGGTGATAAGAAGGGCTTTGATATCGATAGAGCGAAAGCCTTTGTAACATCGTACCCCGCTCAAGGTATAGTCGGATGTATTTTTGCTCAAGGGGCTAGTATACCAGATGATACATTACAAACTTCTGTAGCTAATATTCCAAATAACCGCGGATTTATACCTGGGGTTATATCTGGTAATAGAGAAGCCTTTGCACCGCTTACGTTACAATTTAGAGAGACTAATACATCCTTTATTGATTGCGTTATTAGACCATGGGTTATATTAGGGAGCCATGCAGGTATGGTAGCTAGGGATGATAATAATAAACCAGAGTTAAACCCAAAATCTAATATTACTATAGTCCAGTATACTAGGTCATATCAAAAGATATCACAAATTCCTAGAAAGGTGTGGCAATTTTATAACTGCGTACCAACCAGTGTTGGTACCAGAAACTTAACATATGATGCTGAAGGTATGGAACAATATACTACAAACTGGAGTTACTCTCATTATAACGTCAGTGATAACTTATATTTGCCTTTACCTGATTTAATAGATAAATTATTTTAATGATTAATAATCTAATACCGGTACAGTTAGCGCATGGTACCGTATATTTTAGAGAACCAACATTCTACGAATATAAAAATATATGTAAAATGCTAATATCTAGCGATATCGCCGGTATAGGCAATTGTTTAAATACTATACTGGATACTCTCATAGCAGATAAACAGCCTCTAAATATAATTGATAAATTTAAATGTTTATTATCGATTAGAAATACAATACATGGTAATGGTATAGCTATTGAAATTAATGGTAAAAAAATAAACCACGATCTGTCATTAATACTAGATATTCCGTTTGATGATACTACATTTAAGTTTAAGGATTTAACATTCGGTAGCCCTACTAATTTTTTTATTGATAGTTATGATGAGTTAATCGCTCAATGTTTAGTTAAAGTTAAAGATACTGATGTAACCAGTCTATCTATAGCTAATAGAATGGCTATTATAAATGAAACTACACTACCGCTTACACTAGTATATAAGGAAATATCTAAAAAATTCGCAACAAGAAATATTACATTTTATAATGATGTAGAAATTAATATATACGACTCAGCCGCTATATTAACGTTTTTGAGAGATATATTTCAAGAAAATTTATTAGATATATTTAATTTCGAATATGCGTGTATACGCAATCTTAATTTAAAATCCTCAGACTTCAATACATATACATACCCTGAACTTAAGATATTTATTAATTGTTTAAACAAAGAAAACAACGATCAAAATAAATCTATGTCTGATAAGTAGTTGTTATTGTAAATATTTACTATAAATATCTTTATGTCTGATAATAAATTTAATGATATCTTAAACGAGATTAAGGTTAATAGAACGTTTTTGAGCGTATATATACCGTCAAAGCAAACGGAAGTAGAATTATTACCCCTTACGTTAGCGCAGCAAAAATTAATTATTGAAACTACCTCGGATACAACTCTTGGTATATTATTTTTTAATAATATATTTTATAAGATATTAAAGGAAAATATTCAATGTGATATTAAAGATTTAACAACTATTGATAGGGTTAATTTAACGTTAACATTAAGACAGCATTTAGAGGATATTGTAGAGTTTGGTGAAATTTCAGTATCTGTGGCAGAAATTCTCGAGAAAAATAAATCTATAGTTAATACTATAGAACCAGTTACGTTAACTTCAGGAGATTTTACTTTTGAGATACAAGCTCCGAATCTAGATATTGATAACTTTATTAATACTCACCTGTTAAATAAATATAAAAATGTTTCATTTGATGATCATAAATTAAAAAATCTTATAAGTGATCTGTATGTATATGAAATTTTAAAATTTATTAAAACAATAAAGATAAACGATACAGAAATATCCTTACATAGCGAGTTAGTTAAAAGTGCGAGTGTTATAGAGAGTATAGATACTAAACACTTTAAATCAATTACCGATTATATCAATAACGTTCGCGATACAGAAGCAAAATATACTAAATGCATTAAGAGTGAAAAATCTATAGATATTACTCCTGACTTGTTTATACTTTAGGTTAGCTATTAAATAATAGTATGGCTGACACTACTATAGGTGATGCATTACTATTATTATCAAAAGTATCCTCATCAACAGATAAAAGATTATCATTACTTGAAAAGGTAATAGGTAAGTCGGCCGCGTCTACATCAGTCTCTCCGAGCGCTAACTCACCTGTTGCTAAAGTAACGGGTAAACAAGCACCGGCAATAGCAACCAAGAAAATACCACGAGATGTTGTTGAAAAGCCGAAATCGGTGATTATCAGTGATTTCGGTAAAAAAGCTGAGAGCGATCTAAAGATGCTACAAGGTAAAGAGGGTACTGACGGTAAAGAAGAAAAGCCAGCTGATGCCGGTGGTGGTATGAGCTTTATTAAGAAGCTTATTGGACCTGCATTATTAGTATTAGGTGGCATTGCCGCGTTAGTTACTGGTTTAATGACAGATGGTCCGCTAAAAGGTCTTCTTAAAATACTTGCAAAAGGTGGTATTATCGGTGGAATTAAACTATTTACAGGTATGATGACTAAGCAGTTAGGTAAGTTTACTGGTCTATTTAGTAAACTAATGCCTGCGAATATGTTCGGAGCAGTTATTTCCAAAGCAAAAGG